CCCGATTTAACGAGTTCCTGCTGCTTAGCAGGCATCTTGCGAATGAGATAGAGGTCGATTTCACACAAATCGAATTTCGTGCATAAGCCACCATTTGCGGATTTGGTTCTTCTGTGATTAATCACGAATAGCCGGCATGTGGAGAACTTTTTTGAGTGCAGCTTTGCGTAACTATTGCCATCCTTTGGGGTCAGCAAACGGATCCTTTTCCGTTATGGTCTCGACCGTTGGTACTTTGACTACTTGTTGTCCGCGTCGGACACATTGGGGTTCGCTCCAATCGTAGACGATGCATGAGGTCTTCTTATGTTCAACAACTCGGGTCTTCAGTGACGCAAGCATCTCGATGAGGTCTCGGAGCTCACTGCTCTCTTCACGGACGCTTTGGTATATACGGGTGCGTATGGTATTTTGCCGAGTAGTTATTTTGACTCTCTTCTTATCCCGCTGTTTTCGGGACAGCTCGTCAGGTGTTAGGATGCCTAAACCTCCTTCTTCAACCATAAGTTGATGGTTGAGTAGTCCACCATAAGAGATCTTCTTTAGATCCTCCTTTCGTGCAGTTATAAACAAACCTTTGACACGATCTTTGTTAGAGCAATTGGCTCTCATTAGGTCCGACCAGGCAGCACAGATACTAGTGCCATCAAATGTTTTGTTCCCGAGGAACGCCAAGTTGGTGTAGTGGACCCGTTGCCCTTTTGAGGCAATGAGAGTTGAGTTAAGACACAAAAACTTTCTGCTCTTGATGGATTTCTCTTAATTGATTTTGAATCCTAGAGCATCCGTCACAATCTTGTAATGATGTAAGATGACGGGGTTAGCAGGTATAATATGATCGTCTCCGTTGATGAGGTAAAAGGGCGTTTCCATGCCCCCTCTTCTCAGAGTCTCGTCCGCACAAAAAGCGTTAGCAATACAGAGTACGATGAAGCTCAACTGACCACCCATGCAAGAACCCTAGGTTTGCGGCTTTGCCGCCTCCTCGGGCGAACATCCCTTGGGGAGTTCTGCTGGAATAAGGTACTAGGTGGCTAGTAACTCTGTGTAGACGAGATCGCACCAAAGGCTTAGCATAGACTTCTGAGAACAACTCGGAAGAGTCTTGATTTCGGCCTGGATACGAGCGATTAGTGTTAGAGCAATGCAGTGGACCACCGACAGTTTTAAATGGTCTGTCGCCGCGCTGTAGTCACCATTCAGGATAAAGTTCTGCTTGTCTGACCTCACGAACGCTTCAATGCGTTTCCTAAACTGGGACGAAGTGGTGGGTGTGAATTCCTCACCAATGTGCCTGAACTAAGGCATCCGTCTTAGGTGTGAGTGTAGACTTTTCTGCAACATTTGCAAAGCAGTTGTTCTGAATGTGGCTCCTTTCGTGATGGTTCTCACTTTGAGAGGCTCTGATAAACCCTGCATTTTTGAGAAAGTTGTGTCGAGCAAAGCTCGCTCTAAAAGGAGGTGATACGTGGTGAGTGGGTCAGAGAGGATTTC